GGATCGAATTAAGCCGGTAGGGGCTGGCCTGCATGTCGAGGCCGACGGACTCCCCACCGGCTGCGTAGCGTGCCTGGAATATGTCGATGCCAATGCCGAGCGTTGCTTCCTTGAGGGCTGCGGGCTCGGCCGTGAGCGCGGCCGCGGTGATGACGGAGGACACCACCGCGACCGCTGCCGCTGCTACCTGGTCGAACGGGTCCGCCGCATAGGTGAGATCCAATGCGGTTGCCAGTTGCGTCCCGGTGAGCAGCGCCATGGCTTACGGCTCGACGACTCGGACGATGCCTGCGGGGAGGTAGGCAGCAGTCACGCCGTAGCCGTAGATCGCGATATCACGACCGATCTGGCTGACGTTCTCTGCCTGGGCGAGCCGGGGCCCGTCCTCGATCCAGCGTGCGGCCTCGCCGTTAACGACGATGGCGTGCCGTGCCGCATTGCCGTCAAGCCACTTGGCGCGGACGACCCGCAGGCCGGACACGTTGACCTGCAGCGTGCTGGCCGTCGCGACGCCGCTTACGTTCTGGACGCCGTACGGAGCCGGGTAGAACGACTCCCAGCCGCCAATCGCCGTCATCAGCGCGGTCGATGCGTAGACGATGGTCGCCGGGACGCCGGTCGCGTCCTCACACTTCATCGAGGCTTCGAACACCGTCGCCCGGAAGGTTGCGCCGGTCGTGTCGCCGGACAGGTCGTAGGTCTCGGTGCCGGTGCCGAGCTGCCACATGTCATCGGTGAACTTCCGGTCGGTGACCGTCGAGTACGACGCCGCCATGATGCGGTTATGCGCGTCGAGGTAGGACGGCATCGACCGCTGCAGCAGCTGGTAGGAGATGTCCGAGCCGGCTGCGTAGGTCGCGAGGCTTGCGGTGCCCTTCTTGATGTCGATACGGACGCTGTTGACTTCGTCCTTCTCGTTGGCCTGCGCCTCGACGATCGTGGTCAGGTTGCCGTCGAAGTAGGGCCAGTTGATATCGAGGCCGCTGGTGCCGGCCGACTGCGGGCCGCCGACGCCGGTGATGACGGGCCGACCGAGGTCGATGATGCCCCGGACCTGCATGAGCCACACGGGCGGGAGCACGCCGGGGTTGTTGTCCGTCACCTGGTCGACGAGTGCGCGCGACTCGAATCCCTCGAGGACGGCCTTGCTGTAATCGCCGAACGACCGGAACTGTGCGAGCGGGTGGGCGGGCTCCGCGACGTGGACGACAGACTGGACCTCTCGGCGCAGCTCGTCGATTGCCTCGCGTGCCTGGATGTCTGCGACGACCGCCGGGGCGGCGTCCTCGACGGTTTCGACTGACATGTGATCCTCTCTGATTGAACCTACGCCGGCCGTGGAATAGGCAGGCTGATGGGTGAGGCTGACCTCTGCGAGAGCAGCCTTGGTGTACACGATCGCGTTTTTGCCTTGGGTGCGCTTCGACTCCAGCGGAGCGAACCCGACGGACAGGCCGCGGCTGGATCCCGTCCGCATGAGGGTCGCGGCATCGCGCCCTAGGCTCGTGTTGACGACGTCGAAATCGATGTAGAGGCCGTCGGGCTCGTTGCTGGCTGCCGTGATGACGCCGATCGGCTCGTTGTGCCGGTAGGCGAGAGGCTTGCCGACGTCTGCAGTCGTGTCGAACGCACCAGGTGCGAACGACTCCCGCATCCCGTCGAACTCGATCTCGACGCCGTAAGGAACGGCCATGCCGTAGCCCGTGCCGATGATGTCGCCGCCGTCGTCCGCTCGAGTGTGAAGCAGCAGCGTGCCGTCCGTCGTGAGGTGTCTCATCTATCCGCCCATCTGTACGAGGCTCGTCGGGGTGAGTCCGAGGGTGTTGATGTCGATTACGGTGCGGGCCTCGTCGGGGGTGAGGACGCCGAGGGGGACGAGCTGCGCGACGAGGTTGCCAAGGTCGGTCGCATTGCCGCGCAGGAACCCCGAGGTATCGAACCGCACAGAGTGCCCTCGAGGCGTGACGTCGGGCATCGACAGCCGGTGCGTGAGCATGTCCATCACGGGCCGCAGGCTGATGTCCAAAAGCTGCCTATAAAGGTCGACCCGGTTTGCGTAAACTAGGCTGCTTCCACTGACCGAGGCGCCGACCCACACGGGGTCGAGGTTCGCGATACGCGCTATCCCGATGGCGGACTCGTTGCGGGCCTCGACGAGTGCCAGGTCGCGGGCGGACCATCCCATGCCCTTGGCCTCGATCGCCGAGTTGAGGTAGGCCGTGGCCCTGTTGCTCCTGGCTTCTTCCCATGCGGTCAGGAGCGCGTCCACTGTTGCCGCTGGAAGGTCGGCACCGGTGTTCTTCAGGACCACGGTCGGCATGGGGTACTCGGAGTAGTTCAACGTGGCGGCCTCGAGGGCGGCGGCCGTGTTGATCGCTGCGGCACCGGTCGACAGCCATCCGCCGAGGCCGTCACCGTAGAACTTGATGACGTCGCGGGCCGGGACAGGCGTGCCGATGTAGTAGAACGGATCGACGGGCGGGAACTGAGTGTTTTGATTCGCGGTCGAGTGCGTCGTCAGGTCGGACACGTCGTCGACGTCCATGACCTGAATCTCGCGAGGGAACCCATCCCACGTCCGGTCGACCACGAGCCAATAGGCGCGGTCGTGCAGGAGCAGGTTCTCGACGGTGCGCGCGATGACCGACGTGTACGGAAGATACGACGAGGGGCTGACAAGTACCTGGGCAGTCTCGATCGGCTCCCCTGCACGGTATGTCCGCAGGCTGAACCCGGAGATGGTGTGCGAGTAGGTCTTCATGGCGTCGACGAATGCCGGGACCTGCAGCGCGGCCGCCCTCGATGTACGGAACGACGACCCGGCGCCCTGGATCATCTGCAGCAGCGATGTCCCGGCGCCTTCCCGCAGAGCCACAGACGGACCGCCCCTATCTGCTGCACCCGGTCGGGTGCTCACATGTGTAGGGGCGGTCCATCTCGGACGGGGAAACGCCACGCCGCCATATTACAGGTTTATAACGATTGTCAAGCACGTCGACGGGAGTGAATGATCGCGGTCGGCCGCTGCCGCTTGGTCGCCTGCGCGGCTGCGAACATCACGGCACGGGCCGCATACGAGGGGCCGTCGCCCATCGCGCTCGACAGCACCCACCCGGCGTCCCGCTTGCTGATGCGCGATGACGCGAAGTGCTCGCGCAGGACGAGGCCCCCGTCGTGGAGGATCGAGCGCCGGTCGAACAGGTCGAGCAGGGCCTGAGTGCCGGCCACCGCCTCCCGCTGCCCCACGAGCTCGTCGAAGTGCTCGTGGAGCCGGTCGACGTAGCCGGGGGTGACGAGGACGAACAACTGAGGATGCTCGGCGCGCAGCTGCGCGAGGCGCTCGTCGACCTGCTTGATGGTCCGCATCGTCGACACGCGTACGACCACGCGATCGTCCTCGAGGACACCGGCGACCGCGACGGCATGGCCCTGCCCGTCAAACGAGGACTCGACCGCGACCGTCCAGGTACTCGACTCCGGCAGCTCGACGTCGCTTGTCGTGTCCGCCCATTGACTGTCCTTGAGCCATCCGCCGGACTTCGTGACCCACTGGTTGCACCATTCGCGCCGGAACGATGATTCCTCGATCGTCGAGTGCTGGCGGGCGACGAAGGCCTGCCGCTTCTCAGTCCACTCGGGCGATGCCCATGCCCAGGTGTCCGGGTCGTCCGGGTCGGCGTCCGCCGGTGCCGACCACTCGAGCAGCAGCGTGCCTGCCGGTGCGTCGAGCTGCTCGATCGCAGCCGATCGGTATTGGATCATCAGGTCACTCGATGAGTCGCCCGCAGTCGACACAAGCCACAGCTGCGGCTGCTCACGCTCCGACATCGTCGGCATGACGGCATCGTCGATCACGTTCCGCTGAATCTTCCAGGCCTCGTCGGCGAACACCATCGAGCACGAGTAGCCGACGCCGGCCGAGTCGTTCGCGGCATGAATCAACCAACGGTCGCCACTGGGCAGGCTGATGCCGGCCGCCGTGTTGCCCCACCTGACCGTGCCCTTGCCGTACTTCTCCAGCGCCCACAAGCCCGCAGGTCGTAGCACCTCCATCGCGGTGTCCCGCTTGTTGGCCATGTGCAGGATCGTCTGCGGCTCGCCGAACAGGTGAGCGTGATGCAGGCGCCACATGCAAATGCCGCGCGACAGCCACGACTTGCCGGACTGCCTCCCCACCGTGAGCACCACGACCGCCCACACCAGGCGCCCGTCCTCGTCGTGCTCGAGCGCCCGGTCTAGCGCGTGACGCTGCCAGCCCCGCAGTTTCATCCCGTACACGGTCTCCAGCCACTCCGCAGCCTTCTCCCCGTGAGTCCCCCGCACGGTCGCAGGAGGCCTAGTTTCGAGCCGGGGATAAACCCACCCATCCCCGTGCATCTCGGGCCTCACAGGTGCGCTCTGGCCCTTCCCTGACCCCTTGGGGGGATAAGAGGC